TTGGCGCTCAAGTGATTTTGCCGGACGTAGCATAATCTCTTGCTTCCATTTCCTGGCTGCCTTTAAGGCGGCTTGGCTTTTTGCGCCTTCTTGAGGTGATGCACGAGGTGAGATTCTTTCAACCAGTCTACCTCACTTTCATTATTTGTGGCGTTACGCGCCGTTACGGTGGTCTGGGGGTAGGCGGCATAGTTTACAATGCTGATTTCGTAAACCCTGCCGATTTCGGTAATGGTCCTGGTTTGGGTTGCTTCATCAAATTTGCTTTGCTTGATGTCGAACGCAAAAGACATTTGCGAAAGGTCGCCGCGCTTCACGGCGGTGTGGATGCTGCGCCCCTGTTCGGTGTCGGGCAGGGTGGCGGACATTTCAAGCCCGCGCTGCGTCACGGTCAGGGCCAGGGTTTTGGGGCTGCGGGCAAGGGGTATCTGCGCCCCGTCGTGGTTTGTGAGCAATACAACGTCGGACAGGTCCACGCCGCGCAAGGCGTCCGGGGAAATAACCTCTGTCGTGTTGCCGATTTTGGCGGGTTCGCTGAATACAATCGCCGTGCCCTCCAGGGTGAGCGGCCCGCCTGCCGCCCGGATTTCATAGCTGCGTTTTTCCATTTGCTAAACCTCGCTTTCCGTTATTTCTTGGTATTTATCCGCGCCTGCGGCATTAACGTAATTCAGGGATTGTAACCGCGTGCCGCCGTCCTCCACAGGGGGCAGGGCAAGTAATTTCCGCGCTTCATTGAGCGTCATTAACCCCAACGGGGCGGCTTCATGCAGCAGCTTTATCTTTGTCGCTGCGCTGGAAAATTCCAAACGCTCGGACGTGAAGCGCACATTCACCCCGGTCTTGCGCGAAAATTCCAGGGACATTTGCAGGGCCAGGGGTTCGACAAGGCTTTCATAGAACGCCGAAAAATCATCCTCGGAATATTCGCCGCTAACAATTTTGGGGCTAACCCCAATGTATCGGAAAATGGTGTTGTCAACGGCGTTGATGGTGTCGGCGGGCACGGAATACGCCACGCCCGCGACGGGCTGAAATTCAAATCTTTGGTCGGTAGCGGCAATGCCGCCGCTGTTGGCTGTGTTGAAATAGTCCGCTATGAACTGCTCTTTTTCGGCTTTGAGCTGCGCCGGGTTGACAAGGGACGTGAAGCGCAATACGCCTTTCAGGTTGACAGCGTTCTTTGTCGCCGCCGCGACGCCCTGTTGCAAGGTGTCTGCGGTGTCCAGCAGAGAATACAACGGGGAATTGTCCGCACCCGATAATTCATGGTTGAAATAATGGCGGCGAAGGTGTATAATGTCGGTATAGGGGAAAATAACCTCGCGCCCGTCCGCAAAGCGCATAAGGACATACAACGCGCCGTCCGCGCCCTGCTGGTATTCCGTGGACGACGGAGACAGGGGATAAAGCGCGGTTATGCCGCCCGCGCCGCGCTCAATCATGATGAAGCTGTTGTTATTCACAAAGTAAGCCGCCGCGACGCGATAGAGCAAATCATAGCTGGACATATACGCGTTAGGGCTTTCGGTGAGCAGGATTTCAAGGCGGGGGTCGTCGCTGTGGGCGGTGAGCTTGGCGCAATGCCGTGCCACGGTGTCCACGGCGGCGCGGAACACAGGGCTATTGAACGCGCTGCCGGTGAAGCTGCTAAAACTGTTGCTGATTTCCAGCACCGCCGACGCCTGGGGCTTTTGCTTGGGTTTGAACAGGTTAAAGATGCTCATGGGGTGTGCCCCCTTTCAAAAATAATTTTGCCGTGGAGAGGAAAAGAAAGCCCCTGCTCCGGTGCTCGCCGGGGATGTAAATGGGGGGGCACGGGGGGCATTTACAAAACCTCTCTATAGGAAATTTCATGCGATTTTTTGCTATATAACAGTCTTGACATTGCCCCCCGTGCCCCCCCATTGTGGATGCCCCCGCAAGGCGCAAACCCGTATAGCGCAAGACTTTCACGCTCCATATCTACCACGGCGGATAGCCCTCACAACACGGCGGCGGCGTTGGGTAGCTGTCGTCAAAATCCCGCTCCGCGTCGGTAAGCAGGCGCAGGCCCTGGAAATACGCGGGCTTCTTATTCCCGCCCGGCTGTACTCGCTCAAAGCCCGCGCCGATGAGCGCGGCGTTGAAGTCTTGCGCCCCCCGCTTGTATGATTCGTTGATGTCGTCACAGTGCGCCCGGTAGGCGTTGTATAAGGCCCCGGACTGTTCGCGTATGCCGTCCCCGATGAAGCAGCGGGCTTCCAGGAATTTGCTTAACCAGTCGAACGCGTCTATATAGTCCTGCGTCGCTTGGCGCACACAGTCCGGCGGGTCAAGGTGAAAGTTCGCGTCGATTGCCTTTTTCGCGCCCTCGATAATCCATTGCAGGATAGCGCCGCCCGCGTGCTCAAAGAGATAGTCCCCGTAATTCTTGATGTCGCCTTTGCCCTCAAACTTCGCTGTGAAGGGCACGACACATAACCGCCGCTTTGTCCCCGCGTCGCGGCTGCCGATTTTCGGCAGGAAGTTTGTATACATTAAAGGCGTATGGGTCGGCGTGAACGTGAAGGGGCTTTTATACTTCTTTTCCGCATCTATGGGGTCGGTTGACGTTATCTTTTTCAGTATGCTTTCGTCAAGCCGCTTGCCCTCCTGAAGCTCGCGGGCCAGCACCGCGCGTTTCCCCCGCAGTTCCGCAAGCTCGGGCCGGACGTTATGGCGGCAAGTCGCCGTCAGCGCGTCGGCGGATATGCTGCCGCTGTAGCTGCCGAATACCCGCAAGATGGGGTTCCAGAATGTACTCTTTCCGTTGCGCCCGTCGCCGTGAGAGATAACAAGCTGTTCGATATACACCTTGCCGACGGCGCACACCCCCGCCACGCGCTGGACGTAGTCTATCAGGTCCGCGTTGCCTAAAAACACATCCTGCAAGAGCTTTTGCCATAGGTCCGCGCCGTCCCCCGATGGGCTAACCGCCGTGCACCGGGTAATATAATCCCCCGCGCTGTGCGCCCGCGCCCCGCCCATACCCCGGCGCAAATCATAGGTCGCCCCCGGCGTGTTGAGCAAATAGGGGTCGGCGTCCAGGTCGGCAATGTCAATCAGCACCATGGAACGGACTTGCTTCAATGCCGCCGTAATGCGTTTGTCGTCGCGGGCCTTGATAACATAGTCCCTATAGTCCAGGGCGGCGCAATACTCGAAGAACGCCGCCAACGCCGCGCCGGACAGGTCTTTTGCGGCCTGTTTCCTGGGCTTATCCGCCGCGTCCCCCGCGCCTATGTCGTCAAGCTTCTTTCGCGCCCTGTCCACGGCCCGGCGGGCCTCTTGCAGCTGCCGGCGGGTCAGTTCCTGCGCCAGGCCCTGCGCCTTGGGCCTGCATTCCTCCCAAAACACGCCGTTGTAGCTGATAAAATCCGTCGCTTCACTAAAGCGCAAGTTTTCGCCGCTTTCGCGGGCCAATACCTCGGCCTGCCCCACGTCGGAATAATCGCCGGGCTTTAGTGTGAGGTCCCCGGCGGCGGTCGGTTGCTTCTTTGGGTCGTATACTTCCCGGCAATCCGCAATGGCTTTGTTAATAGAGCGTTGCCGATAGTCCGCCCGGCCCTGCCATTTGCCCCGCTGCCCCAACGCAGACAGGCCGAATAGCCGCTCCATTTGCGCCGGGTCTTTTCTCGTCCAGAACGCCAATAGGTTGAGCAAGCCCATATCCGCCGCGCTGTCGTCGCCGTCAAAGCCGGATGTGTCGCCATTATCGAACAGGGCGCGGAATTTGGACCCGTTCCCGGCGGTGCGGGCTTTGGCTATGATTTCATCGTCAGAAAGGCAGGGCGGCGCGGCGCCCTCATTTTGATTGTCCACGCTAACCGCGTTGGCATGGCGCGCGCCGCCCGTGTTCCTAAGCATATACCCGTCAAGGCATTGCAGGAATTCGTCGGTTTGGTCTATGTCCCGCCCGTCCTGTATCATGTCGCCCGTGTGCGTGAAATATCTGTTTGTCAGGCCCGCGATGTAGCACTCCATGCCGTTGCCGGGGTTTTTGCTGTAGTAGCGGCGGTGCAGCTTCTTGCCTTCTTGCGGTATGCGGGATATATCCACCAATAAGATGATATGGACGCCCTCGCCGCTGGGGGACCTCTCAATGTAGGCGTTGGGGAACAGGGCGCACACGGCCTCGACAAGTGGGCCGTTCGGGTCTTGGTGGTCTATGTCGATACCGCAAATATACAGGTTGTCGCTATGGCGCACGAACACAAACCCCACGCCGTCATAGCCCCTGCCGGGGTCGATTTTGCTAACGGGCTTTCTTTCGGCGGCGGTTTTGAGCGCGGCGGCATAGATGGTAAGCCTGCCCCTGTCCGCCTGGTCTGTCCCCACGGGGTAACAGTCCACGGGTGAATAGGGTACTTTCGTCGGCTTATCCGCGCCCCTGCGCTGCTCCAACCGCCAGCAAAGAAACCTTTTACCTGCCCGCAAGCTGCGCTGCGTCATACCGCTGTCCCCCTGTCGCTAAGAATTCGCTGAACACCTCGCGGCTGATATAGGCCCGCGTCCCCGCCATGAAAACAGGGAATTCCCCGCGCTTAACTTTGGTTCGGACGAAAAACGCCGGTACGCCAAAGGCTTGCGCGGTTTCATTAATGGTCAGTAAAGTTTTTTGCTCCATGATGCTGCCCCTTTCATTGGTTCGGAATTGAGATGCCGCTCACATCCCTTTACGGTTTGTGTGCGGCCTGCTTTTTCTGTTCACGTGTGATGTTCCTGATTGCCTGGAAAACTGTTGGGTCGCTGTATCCGTATTCGTTGCGCTTGCTGTTTTCGTCGGCTCGTGCTTCTTGTCGTGCTGCTTTTTTCCTTGCTTCAATGACTTTGCGGTCCCTTGGCATTTTAGAGAATTCCCCCTTTCCACAACCCCCGGAAGGCCGTTCCGCCACATGGGGGCCGCGTTGATTGCAAATGATTGGATATGGATACAGTATAACCGATAACGATTGGAATGTCAAGCCCTTTTGCAAAAATAATTTCAAACGATTTCAAATATTTTTCTTGCATTATCCAATGGCTTGTGGTATAATATGATAGTGAACGATACCACACGAAAGGGGCAAGGCAATAATGGGATTTAAGGAACGCGTGAAAGAACAACGGGTCCGCCTGCGTTGGACACAACAGGAATTGGCGGATAAGGTCAAGGTAACGAATACAAGCGTATCCAATTGGGAAAAGGGGGTGTCCGCCCCGCCCGCAAGCACCATCCAGCTGCTTGCCGACGTGATGGGGGTTAGCCCCTACGCGCTGCTTGGCGATTACACGCTGAACGACTTAGTGGAATTAGAAGAAAAAGACGCCGCGACGCTTACCTATGAAGAAACAACAGCCCTCGAATTCACGAAAGAGCTGTTCCAGGGCGTCGCGCAAGCGGTGGGCGACAGTTTCCGCCAGATGAATGACATTATGCAGTCCATCGCAAAGGATGTCAAAGAAACCCTTGCCCCCCTGATGGAACAGGCAGTTAAAAGCCGCTTTTATGCAGACGGCGGCGAAAATGTCTTGTGGGGCTATCAGTTCCTTAACGGCGACGGCAAGGCCCTGCTGATTGATTATCTTTGCGGCCTGTTGCGGGTCCCGTCCCTGGTGGACACAGAGGAAGTGCTTGGCGGGGAAGTAGAGCACATACAAACGCTGCTATCTATTAAAGAGGGGCTAAGGAAGGGGGCATAACAATGGCAAGCATACAAAAGCGCGGCGACACGTTTTTAGTCACCGTATCCCTGGGGCGCGACGAAAACTATAAGCAAATCCGAAAAACGACGACATTCACGCCGCCGCCCGATGTCGCGCCAGGCAAGGCGCAA